ACCAAGGAGACCGGCGCACGGAAGTACGTGTTCGACAGGATGAATCCTAGAGCGCAGATGGTGTTTCCATTTGACAAGTTTTTCTATGTCAACTTGGATCATCTGTTTGACGAGAGACACGCACTTGAGCGAGTCTCTGTTGAAGAGTCCTCAGCCCAGGTTGTCCTGGTGCCTAAAGACTCCCGCGGCCCCCGTGTCATTTCTTGCGAACCCCTGGAAAACCAGTGGTTGCAGCAAGGCCTGATGCGGGCCATGGTTCCGTGGATCGAACGTCATCCTCTCACGAGGAATGACGTAAGATTTACGAACCAGGAACCGAACCGTATGGCTGCCTTAGCAGGCAGCTTACACGGAGAGCTCTGTACACTTGACCTAAAAGAGGCCAGTGACAGAGTGTCGGTATGGTTGGTTGAGCAGTTGTTTCCGGGGCCTCTTCTCGAGGCCCTATTAGCAACAAGGTCGCTTGCGACCAAGCTGCCTGACGGTACGGTACTGCCCCTCCAGAAGTTCGCCCCAATGGGATCAGCTTGCTGTTTCCCAGTGTTGGCTACTTGTGTTTGGGCACTCCTGCGTGCAGGTAGTGCGGGTGCGGACGGGAAAACCGTCCTAGTGTACGGTGATGATGTGATAGTCGAAACGGCGGAAGCCGATCACGCTATCGAACAACTCGAGACCTACGGTCTCCACGTAAATCGTGACAAGAGTTGTACTAGTGGACTCTTTAGAGAGTCATGTGGCATGGACGCCTACCAAGGCGAGAACGTCACACCTGTCCGTTTCCGGACAGTCTGGTCATCATCACCTGCTGCAGACACGTATGAATCGTGGATCGCTTACGCGAATTCACTTCATCATGCGGGCTACTCAACGACAGCGGTTTTTATCGCTGAACTGTTGCGCAGTGTTTACACTCGCGTGCCAGTAGAGGTGCAGAAAACGGAGGTAGTACGACGGGGTGAGATCATTGCGATCAAGCCCTATCGGCCACACCGGTTCCCTGCGCTGGCGTTTGATAGCATAGAAATGCTACCGATGCGGACCCGCGTGTCGCATGATTTTCAAATCATGCAGCAACGCGTCCGTGTCGTCGTGCCTCGGAAGACCGAAGTCGAACAACCAGGTTGGATCTCATTGATGCGATTTTTCACCGAGAGGTGTCAATCGCGAGATACGACCACAGTTGATGCGATTAGGGTAGTCCTTGAGCATCTTACTCAGATGAGTAATCGGTCATTGAATGACCTCGACGAGGATTGTGCCCCGGCTAGTCCGGCGGACGCTGAAGTATCTGCTTTCGCAGACGCTTCTTTGGACGCAGGATACACCAAAGCACTACTCGCGATGGCTTCAAGTCTGACTGGCATACCTATGCCTGTCGTACACGAATGCATGCGCGATGCTATGCGGAGTTCGGTTAGCGAGAAGTTCGGGCTTGCGCCTAAACCTATCGAGAACCTTACCGTGTATGTGTCGCCACACACTTCAACCTTGAAGTGGGCATGGCGATAAGACGTACAAAGTACGTCGTGTTAAATGCTAGCTCGCAAACTGTGGAGCGAAACAATTAACATTGGGTGGGGGGGAGACCAATGTCCGGCTTCACGCCGGAGGGT